TATTAGCATCGGTTGATATAATTCTTGCCCCTCCTTGTTCCCAAGTTATAGTATTTGTAGCGTTAGTTCCTGTTGTAGTCCAACCGCTTAAATCAGTAGCAAAATCACCATTCGTTATAAGTTCACTTCCTATCTGCTCAAAATCTCCGTTTTGTACTAACTCCCCACTTAATATCTGTACATCTTCTATAAGACCTTGTTCGTTTACTCTTGTGGCTGATGAGCCTCTTGTAAAGTCAAAGTCTGCTTCTGTTACTTCTTTTATTGAAATAGTAAAGTTGCTTATATTATAAGTTTGTGTTCCATCAAAAGCACCAAAAACAGTTCCATTGTCTGTAAAAGTTATTTCTTTGGTTGTAGTAAAATCATAATTTTGAAACAAATAAGTTGAGCCATCATAAAAGTCAAAATTTACTGTTCCTGTAATTGTACCTATTGGGGTTATAACTAATTTATATGTCTTGCCACTTGTTGTAGCAAAGTCAAATTTAGGTCGAACTATACTCGGACTTGTACCATCACTTATTGAACTATAAGAATTTTGGCTAATTTGTGTAATAGAGCCACCACCTGCATTAACTATTGTAGCTATTGAAGGCACTAATTCACTACCAAAAGTTTTAACTGGCTTAACACTATGTAAAGACCCATTATCGTAAGCTGTTGGTGTTAGTAATATACTTGGCTTTGGGTTTATAGCAGCCATTAGTTTATCTGTTTCGTTGCTATTTTCGTAATTGTCTGAACGTACAAACATTTCGTTAGTCGCATCAAACTTCTCGTAAACATCGCCCCAAGCAATATCGTTTACTGCATTTCCCCAATTACTTCTATGATATATTTCGTTTGCCATATTATGTCGTTAATTTTTTTAATTCTGCATCTGTTAATGCTGTATCGTAATATCTTAAATCTTTTACTTTTCCGTAAAATTTTAATGATGATGTAGGATTTAAACTTAAACTTAAATCATTTAACCCACTTAAAGAAAAAGTTAAAGAACTTGTAGCAGCTTCTAATCCATTTACCCACAATGCAATATCTCCGCTTTTATATTTAAAAGCGACTTTATTTATATTGGTTATGCCTACGCTTGACGATATTGATGATGTGCCACTAACAAATCCTTTCAGAACATTATTAGTGTCAAAAAATATATTTACTCTATTTGAGGCTGTACCATCACTTATTCCTATATATCTATTTGTATTATCATCAGCTAAAGCAGATATCTCCGCATAAAGCACACCCTCGTTATCGTTGAATGTATTAGCATCTCCAGCATTGTTGCAAACATCTGCGTTTCTTGTTGCTGAACCGCCCTCTGTTTTTATGTACGAAGTTGAATAGGTGTTTTTTTCTAATTGAATACCCCATACATACATAAAACAACTATCTGAACTATCAGTCAAAGCAGTTGTAACTACATCATTTTTTGGAGATATTAAAACAGTAATAGAACTGTGAGCATCTGTTGATACTGCAAAAGACAACCTTACCCATCCGTTATTGTAGTTTTCAGCCTTTGTGCTTAATATTGTAAAATCTACAAAATCAATAGAAGCGTTTATTGTACCTTGTTCAAAGTCATATTGTAAATAGGCTCTGTCTGGGTAATCTCCTTGTAAAGCCAATGTGGCATATCTGCTATCTCCTTTTTTCACAAATACAGAAAGCGTAAAGTTTTGAACTTCAGAAGCAGTCTTAGTGAAGAGTTTAGCCAACCTATCTGAGCTTGTTGATGTTCTTTGTAGTTTGTCGGCACTTAAAGTTCCATCTGGAGAAGTTGTTTGATTTGCAGTAACGCTAACGCCAGTTTTTATCCAATAAATATTATCTGTCTGTTCTGAATAATGTGCAAGATTTGTTCTTTGTGGCTCTAAAAGTAAACTCGGACAGTTAGAGTTAAACCAATCAAGTCTTGGTATGTCTGCTGCAACCTCTTCAATAAGTCCATCCTTACGTACTCGTGTGGCTGTGGTATCTCTATCAAAAGTGAAATCTCCACTACCATCACTTGGCAATACAGAGTAAACCTTTGTGGCTTTTTGTCCGCTTGGTATTAATGCTAAAATAGGCTTACTCATTCTTTTTGTTTTTTATCGCTTCCTTTTTCAAGGTTTCAATAATATATTTTTTTAGTTTACTAAGGTTTGTTTGTTTTACCTTATATCTCATAGCACCCAGCCTTTATAAGTTGTGTCTGTGTCTGGGTCGATGTCCTCGTTTGTGTTACTGTTGTACTCTGGGAACAAGTTATCGTTAAAACTTAGGTAATCTACCAATCTTGTAGAATAGTAGTTGGCGTATTCTCTCGCCTTTGCCACTAAGTAATCTACTTCGTTTTTATCTACGTTCTGTGCTGTTTCGCTTGTGTGCTTAAACACCCCACCGTTTTTTATTTGATATGCAGCAAAAGGTATGTAATTCATTTGTGCAAACCATATTAAAGTAGGCTGAACGTAAGTATTTACTAAACTTAAATAATTACCAGCCAAAGTACCAGCAACAATATCAGCACTTATCTTATTGTAAAGGTCTGTACCTAACAAATTTTGTATGTCTATTTGTTGTGCTATCTTAATAAATTGTATAAACTTATCTGTGTCTACATTACCATCAATGATAGAGTTTTTTACTAAGTCCGTTCTGTTTATAAATAGTGCTGTTGCCATTAGTTCTTAAATCCTATTTTGTTCCAATATTCAGCAGTATAACCCTTATACTTCATATCCTTTGGTGCTACTGGTACTTTCTGTGCGTTTGCTTCTGGTTTAAAACCTCTTTTACGAGCCTCTGTTGTAGTAATTGCATCGCCTAAGCCTTTAGCACCATCTTTGCGTACATACGTCTTTCTAAGCCATTTGTGTTGGCATCTTGCACCACCTTTGTAAAGCCAGATTGAGTAAGTATCGCTGCCACCCTTACCAAAACCAGCATTAACTACTTTTGTGTCCATAGAGATAATATCTTCCTTTCGGTAAACCTTTTTAGCATCTACCATCTTTTTACAGAAAGGTCTTGAGTTTGCGCTGTATTTTTGTGGACTGTACATATACCTTACTAAAAAAGTGTTACCCTCTTCAGCTTCTTGTTTGCTTTCTCCATCTTGTTCACTTTCTCTAAAAGGCTTTGCGCTACCAGTACTTACAAACTCCCAGATTTTAGCAAGTGTACTTTTTTCTTTTTCTTCGGTATTGGGTTTATTAAGGTCTGTTATAAGTTCGTCTAAGCCATCTTCTTGGTCATAGTTTACTTCTCGTTCATCCATTAGGTCAAAGTCGCTTAAAAGGTCTGCTTCGTCTTGTCCTAAGTCTATTAAAGCATCTGCTATATCGCTACCTAATTCTTTTGGTAAGTCTTTGGCTAACTTTACGCCAGTTTCTTCTTCTCTTGTTTCTTCATCCTCTACGTTTTCAAGGTCTGTAAACTCAAGCGGTTGTAAGGTCTTAAAATATAGTTTTAAAGAGATATTATTGTAAGCTAATATACTATCAAAGGCATCTATTAAAAGGTGCTGAAATGGTCTAATAACGGTGTTATCCATAAGCACAGAAGCGGTTTGTAACTCGTCTGCATTGTTGCCTAAACCAGTACTGTCTTTAATTCCTAAAAGCATAGGAGAAACAACTCGGTGTGCTACCATTATTTTCTTGCCACTCTCATCGCTTAAAAATTGGTATTGGTTATGTGCATCACTTAATTGTATTGGCTCTATTGTAGCTTGGCTCTCTGCGTTATCATTAAAGGCAAGTATAAACTTACCAGCATTACTTGAGCCACTAAATTTAGAGTAAATACGGTTTTCTAAGTTTTGGCGTTCCTCTGCGTTTGGTGTACCGTTGTTAAAGTTAATTAACATTGATGGTGCTAAACCATTAAGGATGTTGTTTAGGTGGTAGTTAGATATTTCTTCTTCTAACTCTGCGTACTGCAAACCACCTTGATAGTCAGGACTTGAATAGTACTTGTAACCAGCTCTGTAAGGCTTAACGTAAATAATCTCAATACTCTCGTTTGACGTGCCAAAAGCTGGTATGCGTTTTAGTTCTGTTCTTGGTTTTACATTACTCCAGTCATCGCTATAATAATAGGCAGTTATTTCGCCTTTCTCGTTACACTTCTCTGCTCTTAAATTCTCTACTGGGATGTGTTCTACTTGCGCTATTGTCTTTCTGTCCTTTGAGTAAATAACTTGTATTGAGCATTGACCCATAAGCTTTAAATCGTAACACAACTTGCGCACACAATCCTTTTTAAATAAAGTAATCATTTTAGCGTAAGCCTCTGGCTTTTTATTGCTGTCTAAAGCATCTAAGCCTTTTCCGTAAATCATTTGACTAACACCATTAATAATAGCGTTATTTGTAGGACTTCCATTGTATCGGTCTATTAAGTAACCAAAGTAATTATTATCACTACCATAAGCTACCCATTGTTTGTTAGACTTCTCTACAATCTCTGGACTTGTGTAGGTGCTTAAATTAACTATTCTTAAATCGTTCATAAAATAATATAATCGTTATCAAAACTATTCTCTGTGGTGTATTCTCCATCATTAACAGAGTAGTAATCGTTGTTAGCTTGGTTTATAGTCTGGTCAGTACAAAAAACCCTATCTCGGTACACTAAAACACCTTGTACAGATACTTCTAAAGAATAAAAATCGCCCTCTGTAAGCGTTCCAAACTGTGCTGTAAAGGTCATATAATTACCACTTGTTGATGCAAAAGCTGTAACTGTTACAGAAGTACCAGTACTTTCGCTTGTAAGTTTTAAAACTACCGAACCGCTATAAAAACTTCTTGGTATTATACTTAAAGCCTTAGTACCGCTTGTTGTTATAATCTTCATACTAATATATAAACAAAACTATTTTATTTTGTGTAAAAAAAAAGCCTCTCTAAAAAGAAAGGCTAATTTTAAACATAAACAAACTACTATGCTGGTGTGATAGAAGTTGTGGCACTTACGTCTGGTGCAGTAGCAAAGAAAGGTGGGAACACCTCAGTTGCAACAGCAGTAATCGTAAAGCCTTGTAAATCTCCAGGTGCAGCACCTGTTACAATAGTTCCACCAGTAATCTCAGCACCGTTATCTTTACCCAAAAGTAAATATTTAGTAGTACCAGCACCATCTGGGTACAATTCTACTACATAGTGCGCACGACCTCTATTTAAGAGTTTAATCTCTTCTTGTGTCGCTACGTCTAAGTTTTGAAAAGTAACGTTTAAAGTACTTTCGTAAAAAGTAGTTCCGTTTTCTCTACTTGATGTTACAGTAGTTTCTAAAGAACTTAAACCACCCTTTACTTCAAACTTAAAAAACTCAGCAGAAGCATCAGTAGGTAGTGTTACAGTTCCAGCACTATCTGACAACCCAGCAATAGCAGAACTATAATCTAAGATGTAAATATTTTTAATTCCAGCAAAGGCGGTCTTACATCCAACCCCTCTACCTTTTGTTATTGCACAAGCCATATTTTTAGATTTAATAAAAAAGGGTAGGCAGTTTTGCCCACCCTCTTTATGTTAGTTAATTAATTTATTAAGAATAAAGTACGATGTCTGAACCAATTCCAATCTGTACCCCAGCAGTATATCTCATTACTACTCGGACATTCTGAGAACCATCGATATCAGCCATATCAATAACTTTAACCTCGTTTCTGTCATCTAAAAGACCAGTTCCAAAGAACAAGTTAGACTTCTGAGCCAATACAGCTTCGTTATCTCCAAGACCTTTAGCAACAAAGATGTTGATACCCTCAAAAGATAACTCGCCACCGTTGTACCAAGTTGTGCCTTTGTTATCGATACCATTTGCACCTACGTTAGAAGCAAAACCACCTAAAGCACGGATATATGCTCTTGCGATGTTTGTTGAAACGTAAAGAGTTAAATCTTCTTTACCTAAGATAGCTGATGGTGCAGCATCTACAATAGCACCTAACTGAGCAATTACGTTTGAACTTGTTACAGTAGCTTGAGCCACATCTACAACAGTTGCATCAGCACCCATTAAAGTAGCAAAGCCATCAAAAGAACCCTCTCCAGCAGAACCACTCCAAATAGAAGTTTCAGTTGCGTTTGCAACCTCAGCAGCTACTCTTGAAATAACATAGTCAGAAAATAATGGTGGCAACTCGTCAAAGGCACTAAAACCCATTTGAGCAGCTTCCCAATCTGCGTGTAATTCTTTTTTACAGATTTGTAGGTTTACTTGCAGTTCAGTTGGTGTAAGTACTTTTTCAGTCAATGTAAGACCAGAAGTAGTACTGTCAAAATCACAATCAGCAGAACGTACCAAGTTTGAAAAAGTTCCTACTTTCATAGCAGCTTTGTACTTGATGTTAGGCAAGATTGTTACAGCCCCAGCGTCTAACGTTGAAGCAGATAATAGGGCAGCACCTAAGTACTTCCCAGCAAATTCTCCAGCATAACTGGATGATGTAATAGTTGGATTAGCCATTTAATTTAAATTTAGTTGTTAATTATTTTGTTTAATACTCTATCAAGTGTGCTTTGTTTTCTGTTGTTAGCAAACTTGAAATTTTGTTTTGTTTGTACCTCTGGGTTAGCCTTGATTGGCTCAGCAGCTGGTTGGTTTAGTTCCTCTTGTACTTCTTCTGGCACTTCGCTTAACTGTTCGTGTTTAGCAAGTTCCTCAGTCATAAGGTTGCCTAAGTCATCAGCACTTAACTCTTCGCTCATTTCTTCTTTAGGCTCAAGCATTGCTTTAATTTCCTCAATCATTTCTTTAACCTCAGCAAGTTCTTCTTTAGTAGCGTATCCCATTTCTTCTTTTTCTTCTTCAAGTTCTTCTTGTGCCTCTACTTCTTCTTCTTCTTCTTCTTCCTCTGCTTTAATCTCAGCAATAAGACCCTCTTCAGCTACTACTAAAATACGACCATCTTCCATTTGGTATTCGCCAACTGGCACAGCCACTTTCTCATCCTCAGTAACGATAAAAATTTCTTGTCCAGCCTCAAAACTTTCAGCTTCCAAGATAGCACCGTTATCTAAAGTTTGTTGCTCAAGCTTAATCTCTTCGGACAAGCCTACAACTTCTTTGATTTTTGATATCATATCATTTGTATTCATATTAATATATAAGTGTTAAAAATTAATTTTGCATTTTTAAATAAACTTACGAAGCCTATCTCTCATTTTAGAAAAAGAGGCAGTAGGTATTTTTACACCTAACTCTTGCGCTGTTTTTTCTGCTTGAGCAATAAGCTTGTCAAAAGTTGTAATGTTTTTCTTTGCTTGTTTAAGTTGCGGAGATACCTTTTTATTTAGTTTGTCAATATTTTTTTGAACATCTTTAATACCTCTTGAGTTTGCATCGAGTTCTTTATCTGCTCTTTCGCTTTTTTGTTTTGCGCTTTCTAACTTATCTCTTAAGTCAAAAAATTCTTTTCTAAATTTATCCGAATTAGTTATAAGTTTAGATTGGTCTTTTTCTCTGTCTTTAAGAAGTTTTTGGTTTCTTGCAACGATATTTTCGTTATCTCTTAACTCTTTTATAATTGTGTCAGACTGTTGCAAAACATCGTTCAAGTCGTCAATAATACCTAACTCTACTTTTTGGGTTGTTAGTTCTGTTTTTTCTTGTAGCTTTTGTGCTTTTGATAATTGATTTAGTACTTTTTGTAATGTGTTCATTTTATTTATTTATTTGTTATACGTTTCCTATACCTTGCGCCCTGAGACTTCCATCACAGCACTTGGTTTTGTAAGTGTTATCTTCACACAAGCAACCGCCTCTACGACTTCCCTTTGGACTTGTTTTACTTGGTGTTATAAATCTTTTAATTCTTCTTAGCATCCTTGCCCTCTGTTTAACTTCTTATAGTTCTTACTTGACTTTAGTTTACTTGTTTTGCTTTTAGCGTGTACTCCTTTACGTCTTATTTTCTTTTTCTCTATTTGTGTCGCTACCTTACGCATTATTTTATTGGTATGCAATTAGGTACTAATTTTCCGTTTTTCATTTTCATTCCATACTGCTCATATCCAGCTTGACAAGGTGCTTTAAGGTTGTGCTGTTCACAAGGCATAAACCAAGTCTTACCCTCAAACTCGTGTTCGTGGTATTTATCACACCCAATATCTTGTGCAGCCTTTATAGCAAGTTCTTTAGTGGCATAAGCCAAGCGGTCATCTATAATAGCCATACTGTCATTGATAACTTCACTTGCTAACTCAATCTCGCCAAGTTCTTTTAGTTTGCTTTCTGCCCAACGCTTACCAGCTTTACCACCCCACAATAAATAAGAGATAGTGCCACAAGCCTTAGTATCGCCCTCGTCGTAGTATTCTTCTGCTCTTGACAAATAGGAATACATACGCTTAATAGTTTCCTTAGAGATTGGCTTACCTTGTGCTAATTGTTGCGCCCTTATTTTTCCTACTTGTGTAGCGCACTTGTTGTTTACTTTCTCGTTTAATTCTAAGCCTCTTTTAGCGTTGTTCTTAACTCCGCTTGGGTAATCGCTATAACTTTCAAGAACCATCTTTTTACCGCCCTTAACACGCTTATCGTTTTTAATAATAGCTTTAACTTGTGCAAGTAAATATTCTGCTTCAGCTTCTTCTATTTTGGCAAGTTCGTCTTTTATGCTTTCTTTAGGTCTTTCCATTTTGTCAGCAAAGTAACCCTCTATGCTAAAGCCTTTGACCTTACCAGTCTTTACAAACTCGTTCCAGATTTGCTCGTTGTTTACTTTTACAGCACCTACCCAAGTACCAAGTGGCAAGTCCATTCCGTACTTTACACTTTTGTCGTGTACCTTATCTTCTACAATCCAACTTTCTACTAAACTAAGTCCGTTTATTTGGTATTGGTGTTCTAAGGTTGAGTTGTTTTGTTTGCCTTGCATTAAGTACATTTGCGAGGCTTTTAAGACAGTATCTTTTGAGAAATATATGTAGTACTCATCTTCTCCGTTGCGTCTGTATATAGGCTTGTTTGGTATAAGTAAAGCACCCATAAGTATTCGCTTTTCTTTATCTACCTCTGCAAGTTTAAACTCTTGTGATTTTAGTGCAATAAAATCTTCTTCTATTGCTGGGTTTTCTACTACGCTAATAGCTTCAATCCCTATCTCTTGTTCTTCGTCTAAAATAAGTTCTACAATTCGCATATTAATATATAATAGTTTTTAATTTATTTTGTATTTATCCTAAAGAAGCACCCTCTACAATATTTCTATCCATAGACTGTGCAGAAGTAACATCATTTGCTACTACATACGCTTGAACTGGTTGCTGTGTTTGTCCACCTATTGCATCGGCTAATTGGTTTGTACCACTTGCACCTACAATGTTAAAAGATGGGGGTGCTGGCGGAACAGATGGTGTAGAACCACCGCCACCGCTACTTATACCAGCTACATTTGGTTGGGGTACTTTTGTACTTAAAATTGTTTTTACGTTTGTTAAACCAGTTGCAATAATTGCTATGGCTTGAGCAATACCAGCAAACCCACCTTGCGCTATGGCTTTATTTGCACCTACATAAGTGTCTATTGTAGCAGAAGCAACACCCAAAGCCTTACCAGCGGCAGTACCCTCTCCAGCAATAGCAGCCAAAGTACCGATAGCTTGCCCAGTTTGTTCTGCGTTAGCTAATTGTGCTTCTTTAGTAGCGTCATCAATTTTCTTTTTAGCATCATCGTTAGCTTTTTTGTTTGCTACATCTTCTGCTCTAAAACCATCGTTTAGTTCTTTTAATTTTGTTTGAAACTCATTTTGAGCAATAAGCAATAGTTCGTTTTTTTGTATCTCGTCTGTTACTTGTCTGTCTATTAATTCTTTTTGCTCTAAGTATTGTTGCTTAAGTTCCTCTCTTTGTATATCTCTTTCACTTTTACCAATTAAAGCAAGTTCGTTTTGTATTTCTTTTTGCTCTCTAAGTAAAGAGTTGGTGTTGGTTTGTTGCTCACTTCTAAAGCCAGTTATTTGAGCCTCAATAGCTGCTTGTTCATTTAAGGCTTCTGCATAGGCTTTTTGCAGTTCTATGTTTTCTTTGTTTTTTGATAACTCAGCAGCGGCAGCGGCAACAGCAATAGCAGCGTTTTCTTTCATCGCTTTTTCTTGCTCGTCTAAAACTTTTGCCAAATCTTCATTAGCTTTTATGCGTTCCTCTATGCTTTTACTTTCGTCATCTCTAATTTGTCTTAGTTGCTCTGCTTGTCTATCGTACTTTTCAATTAAACCTTGATTTTTAACTGCTGCTAACTCAGCTGCTTTTGCAAGGTCTACATTAGCTTTTGCAGCTTTAAACGTGTTTGTAGTATAATCAGCAACAGCTTTAGACACTTTAGTAACGACTTCAGTAGCTTTATCAACTGTGTTATTTACACCAGTAAGAACATCAATACTTTCTTTACCAGCTGACTTTACATCTTCTAAAGCACCAGCAAAATCTCCACTAAATACTTTTTTAACTGCACTTGCTAAAAAACCAAGCGTATCGAGAAAACTCTCAAAGCGTTCAATAATATTATTTTTTATGCTTCTACCTAAAGCTTTAACACTTTCTAAAGGGTTTTCAAATATTGCCTTGAAAAAATCTACAACAGTACCAACGTTATTGATTATAAAATTAACAAAATCATTCAAGGCTATGCTTGTGGCTTCAAAAATGGTATTGAACGTGTCAGCAACCTTTTGATTTTTCATAAAAACCTCACCAAGTTTCGCTAAAGCACCCACAAGCAATAAAATTGGCAAAGCTTTCATACTTTCCTTTAAACTATTCATAAGTTTAGTAAAGCCACCAACTTTTTTACCAGTTTTGCCAGAAGTGTCGTCTAAGTCTTTAAAACTTTGGTCTAACTGTTTAACTACCTTTTGAGCGTCTTTATCGTTTACCTCTATGTTTATTGTTTTCTCTATCGCCATTGTATCTCTTGTTTAAGTGCTTTGTACCCCTCTTTTAGTGTCAAGGGTAGTTTGTTTTTACCTTGTGCTATGCGGATTGTTTCTGTTTCTCCGTTTGCGTGTTTTAAAAGTTCAAGTATATTTTTTATCATAGGTCGTTTAATAATTCTATATCACTTTCGCCTTTAAGCAAATTAGTCTTTATACTGTTTATTTTGTACTGCTTGTTGTTTATTACAAGTCTGTCAGCAAGAGTTAAGTTTCTAAGTATTCTAAGTGGCAAAAAAGCCTTGACTTTAGTAAGTCTGTTCTTTTGGTTAAATACGCTTGTAATGTAATTAGAGTAATAGGCTTGAAAAAGTGTGTTTGTAAATTCTGTTGTACCAGTCCATTCGTTAAACTCGTTTTTAAAGTTTATGTTGTTTGTTGAGGTGCTTGGGTCTAAGGCTACTGAATTACTTGGTAGGTTGTAAGACGTTATTGCACTATGGCTTGAAAGGTCATCTCTAAAAGATATGGTTGTACTTGCTGGGGTTGTAGAACTTGTTAGCCTTATGGGGTAGAACAAAACTGGCTTACCAATGTAAGGCTCTTGGTTGTCATCTACGTTATAACCTACTTGTATGGTAGTAGAAGAAGCATCGTCATCATCTAAAAGCCTTTCGTATTTTAAGTGTCCAAAAGGTGCTTTAACAGTATAAATACCACCATCTAAGTTATTACCATCATCATCGGTTTGTTTGTAATCTTCTGCTGCCCATTGATAGTTAAATAACTGTTCGTGTGTGGCTGCTAAAAACGTATCTGTGTCCTGGTACTTAAATACTATTTCTTTGTAGGGTAGTGCTACATTTACGTTAGACGTTTCTGTATCTACATACTTAGATATGTCATAAGTGTTATAAGTGCTGTAAAAGTCATCTAAGGTTTGCACTACAATAACATTACCTACCCCCAAGCCTAAATTCCTTTCTTCTACAAAAGCAGTAAGGTTAAACATCTTAAACAAACCAGTCAAAAAGTCTATTACTTTAATCTCTGGTAACTGTGATGTAATTACAAACTCAAAGCTTCCATCTGCTTGGTAACTCCCAGTATTAAAGGTATCAGTACCACCCAACCCCTCGTCTATGTAAGCAACCGACCATATTATAGAAGTAAAGTTTAGGGTTTGTGCGTAACTTAGCGTAACTGTAAACTCTGCGCCTACTGTAATTAAAGAAGCATCCACAGCAAAACTTTCAGATGTGCCTGTTACACCACTTTGGTTAAATATTACTTGTCCGTTTCTTTTTATCGCTATATCGTATGGGTGTGTTTCTGTTCTGTTTAATTGTACTGCTACGCTTGTAATTGTTTTGCCAGTAGCACCGTCAAGCCTTAATGTGTCTGTGTTTATTATGCTTGATACTGTGCCAGTAGCGTTACTCCACCCATTGATTAAATTAGTAAAAGCCAAACCAGTTCCACTTTCTACATTACCCTTTTTTCTGTGTAGCCACATAAACAAATTGTAGTAAGGTGCATTTGTTGATGTAAAAAAATCATCTGAAAAAGATATACCATATTTTACTTCTATTGCATCAATAAT